CATTTAACTTATTAAGGAGGCCTCATGGCTAACCCTTCAAAGCTTACCGAAGACGGTACCTTTAACTTAATTTTTACGACTGGTAACAGTGTTTCTATAATGCTATCAGGCACGTTTGGTGGTGGTACAGCTACCATTGGTTATATTAATTCAGCCGGTACATTCATTGGATTTAAAGACGAAACCGAAACTATTATAACTTTTACGGCTGACTTTCAAGTAGTTGTTGAGTGTGGTATCGGTTGCCAAACAGCCGTGCTTTTGGCCGGTTCAACTGCTCCAGCTATCACAGTTGATACTTTCCAAATGGGTAGATAAATGTCAGATATTATTCGAAAGGTTGTTAGAAGAGTTCTAGGTGGCGAAGTTATTGTCATCGAGAATAACTACGTCTTTCAAGATGGTGACAATTACGTCTTCCAGAGCGGCGCTAATTATATGTTTAATGGACCTTAAAAATGGCTGATGAAAAAATAACAGACCAACCCGTATTGTCTGATGTAGCAGATGGAGATATAAGTCATGTTGTAGATGTATCAGACGACACAAGTAAGCAGGCTACGCAATCACTGTTAAGAACTTATATGCAAGGTACTTTGCCTGCTGATATTGCCGATAATGCAGATTCTAATACTAGGCAAAACGCTGTACTTTCTCAGGGCAGTTTATCTGCAATTATTGATATTACTCAAGCTAATATATCTGATGTAACAGTTTGATACGTACAATATCGCCGGTATTAGCATCAAGCTCACCTTCGATAATTTGGGTGTCGATAGATTTAGCCAGGACAATGTCACTCATGAATCCATCAAGAAATTTCTTGAGTACAATTTGACTGGTGTTTTCTGTTAAGTTGTTAGCCATTTTAAAGTTTCCTTATATTTAACTTTTAAAAACGGCCCCTGGATATTTTTTCTCAAAATCATCCTGCTCTCGCATTCCGCCACCCTGGATATTCATTAAAGGGTTGGGTGCACCAGTTACCGTCGGTTTGGTTGACACGGCGTTAACACGAATAACTCTTTCAATATAAGCAGCTTGACTAATAGCAGGTAGTTCAGTCATTGCCTCTAACTCTTTCGGGTTATTGGCTAGAAAGTCCATTATTTGTGGACCTTCCTCGTCATTAAAAAGAAAGCTTTGAACATCATGTGGAACACCGGAATCAGCTAAAACTCTTGCACTGACCACCATGTCTTCTTCTGTGAGCCCTATTGCCGCTCCTTTCTTAATGTGACTGTCTGCCTGTTGTGCAAACTCTGCTTGTGCTGTCTTGAGCTGTTCTTGTTCTCGCTCTGTCGCTAGTTCTTGTCTAAATTCAGCCTTTGCCTTTTGAATAGCTGTTGATTCAACCTTGGTAAGCTCGTGAGCATTGAAGGCTTGTTCCTGCCTCTTAAACTCTTCAGGGTTATCAAACTCAAGATTAGGATCTGCTGGCTTGGGAGCGGTTAAGCCATCAATGGTTGCCTGCATTTCCGACATTTTACCAGTCATGCTTTCTAGGGACTTATCCCTTTCGGCTAACTGACTATCTCTTGTTTTAATATCACCTGTTAACTTTCCAAAGCGCTTATCAAGTGCGTAAGCTTTCTTCTCTTCTGGACTAGCCGTAGCTTTGTCCGTTGAAGGTTGCGATCCTTCTGCGCTTGCTGCTCTCACTTCATTAGTGACGAGTGCAGGCACATCTGCGGTATTACTCATATATCAACCTTAAATGGCTATTAAAGTTCCCAGTGACGCTGGTTCGTTTCCCTAGAATCCGCTAGGTCCGGGTATATTGCTGGAGCTAGTTGGTAAGTCTTTACTAACTTCAGTCTGTGAGTCTAATACAAGTCTTGCTTGATTGTCTACTGTTGGGATAGTTGGCGGGCCTTGAATGCCTCTAGTCCACGCTTCTGTTAATTCGTTTAGAGATTTTATCATCGTCTCGAATTCTTTACGTTGTTGATCGTCTTCTTTTAAGCGTTGATCTTGGCGTTTAATATCAATCTCTTCTTGCTTTAAAAAGAAATCCTGTTGTTGTTTTTCAACACTGGCCTGAAACTTAGCAACGTCTAAATTATCTTGGTTCTCACGGCTTTCAATCTGGCTTGCAGCATCCGCTACCACTGCCTCGGTAACTGGGTCTATTTGCTGTCCTGCTGCCTCTTGCTCAGCTTTTAAGCGCTCGATCTCTGCCTTAGCTTCTTCTATTTCCTCATCTGTCCATTGAGATTCAGGTATAACTCCAGCATCAAGCAATTTCTTCCTTACACGTTCTTGTATAATTCCCATGCCTGGAGCTTGTATATTCCCTATAAGGACGTCTAAACCACCCGTTATAACTTCTGGGGCTATCTCGCCTAGTCTTAACTGGGCGTTTACGGCATCTTGTTGTTGATTCTTGAAAGCTGCACCTACTGAACAAGTTACATCGAACTCACCAATTGATAGGTCGTTTAGAGTTGCTAGCTCTCCTGTTTGCTCATCTCGGATAGTCGTATTGATTGTAACAATATCAGCCGTTCCATCTTCTTCTAGAATTCTTACCTGTCTATCGCGGGTATCATAAACAACAGGAATCGCACCCATTAAGACCTGACAAGTGTACTGAATGCCAACCACTAAAGAGTTGTGATACTTGATGTTTGAGGTATTGCCTTTGTTCTCTGCTCGCTCTAGGGCTACACCGCTCACTATTTGTCGTTGTGGGTCGGTATGCTGATTCGTTGTAGTTTGAATGCCTTGCTGCATAAAATTAGAGCTTTCAGTTAATGACGGATTAACATCATTTGTGCCTTGCTGAAAAGGTGGGGGAACTTTCTCATCGTGGTTATAAAGCTGAACAGGAGTAGCGCTTACGTTCATCTGCTCTAATTCTGTCTCGTGTCCTGCCGCTTGAGTCTCCGTTAGCCAATACTTTTTACGTGGAGATATGGCTCCCTCTTCTAATTTTCTTGACTCTGTATAATTAACGCCTCTTTGAAAGTCGATTAACTTCCGTGTCATGCCTTGATAGCTAAGTTGATTGTCAACTATGTCAAAGTTTCCATAAACCGGGCATACCGGTAGAAGTTTAAAAGGTGTGTCACTTTCTTTTGTTAACCAATCACCACCATCAAACCAGCGTGACTTAACCTCAAACCCTGAGCGCTCTACAGGCTCTCTTACGGGCGTTATACCTTGGGCGGCCAGTTCATCCATCCTAGCCTTTAATTTGTCATCATCCTCAAATATAGAGCCATCACTGAACTCTATAACCATCCTCTTAATTTCTTTCTTATACAGAATCTCAGCAACTACAATGATCTCTCTTTCTTGACTAAGCCTTCTATTGGAAATGTTGCTGTTATCTTCTGACAGACTTTGACCCGATCCTTTGGGAAATTTATCTTTATAAACTGATTTGTTTAGCGCGCGTAAGTCGAATACCCATCTAGCATCTGACCTGTCTTCTTCGACTGAGTTAGAGTCGAACCATACTCGGTTAATAGCATTGTCTATCTTCTGGATCTTAAGGACTTGTCGAAAGGATTTCTCGGATTCAAAATCAGATATGACGCGCCAAGCATCAAAGCCAATCTTAATCATTTTCTTACCTGCGCGCTGATAGGTGCGTGAGGCGTTAGAGGCTACTTGAATATTACGGATAATACCGTTTAGGACTTTGGCTGTATCTTTACTGGCCCCTGCGCCTAATGGGTCTACCTTAGCCTGGAATTCGTTTTGCTCAATCTCACCAGCAGTGTTATCGATTTGGTGCGAGATCATGTCAAAGGTATAGCGGGGACGGTCGCCAAACTTAGCAATGATATCGTCTTCCCACATTCCGTTAACATCTTCTAGAAAGTGCTGGTCTTCTCGGGATAAGTCGCGGGCGTCCTTCTCGTCGTGCTGATCCTTTTCAAGCTGGGCCGTAACTGCGTCATGGCTGGAGAAGTCTATACTCATACGACAAAGTTCATCTTACGGGCTTTAACTTTAGGTTCGTGATGAATCATGCTCATCATCATGGAGTCAGCCATATTAGGAGATTTGATTTCTAACTTAAGCATTTCGGGTTTGCTCATTATTTGAATAAGTCCGTTAGTATTCACTTTCTTTGGAACCCTGCATACCTCTGCTCTTATTTCGTTAAGCTTAGGTATTTGCGATGATAGACTAATCATGGTATCGGGGTCAACATACTCGCCTTTATGCACTGCACGGTAGGTGTTATAGAACCGGTCCCTTAGCATCCAATAGTGTTGAGCCCGCTTATTCTTGAAGGTTTGCTTATTTGTTCTTGCGCTTTCGGTAGTGTCAGACTCATTGGCTAGGTAGTAATCATCGGGTCTATCTGCTGTCTCACTACCCTTAAACACCTGATAGTTAATATGCTTGCCATCTAAAGCCTGCTGTACTTGTAGCTTACCACCAGCCCCCATTCCATCCGCATCCCAGGTAAATACATCTGCAGCGGAGTTAACAGCCTTTTCTAGCCCCCACCTGAAGCCGTCAACAAAGTCCCCGTCATCTTTGTAATCAATGTCAAGGAAGACTGAACCATGCCTTAGCGCGTAACCCTTAGCGTCTGCACCTTCATCACTGGGATCATAAGCAACTATCTTCTGGCCTAGAGGTTCAAACCCTAGCTTTTTATGAGCATCAATAGCAGCATCAAACCATTCCACGGGTATAATTGCGTTGTCTACCGAGTCGTTATACTCACCTAGCCACTTATGCCGGTATTCTGCTGCAGTTAGTCGATCAACATCAGATACCCTTTCCTGTTCTAATTCGATAGGGAACCACGGATTATCGGTGTAATTAATCTCAATGATCATGTGCAGGTCATCTTCGTAATAACCATGCTCTAAGAGTTCTTTCTCGAAAGGCTTAAGGAATCTCTCACTGATAGGGTCGGCACTACTGCCACGGTTAAGGGTGAACCAGCACTCGCTGCCTGCTTCTCGTAGGGTGGGTGTTAGTAACTCAAGGGATTTGTAGCTGATGGTCTGGGCTTCTTCTACCCAAAATATATTAAAGCCATGCTTAGACTTAATGGAGTCAGGGTTTCTAGCCAAGCCACCAAACTTAAACTCACCATTGTTTACTGTGGATATGGTGCTATTGGTTGAGTTATAGCCTGTAAACTTAACTCTATTAATCTCACTGAGTAGTAAGGCATGGACTGAATCGTCAATAGAATTCTGAAACTCTCTAAAGCAGCCTATCTTTAAGCCTTCTGTCTGGGCCTTCATTAGGAGGATATCAGCAACAGATACTGACTTAGCGCCACCTCTACCACCGTAGATGATCTTGAAACGCTTAGGCTTTAGTAGGGGTTCTAGCTTTTTAGGTATCTTTAGTTTGGGCATTTAGCCATCATTAAGGCTGCTGATTTTAAATCATCAAAAACCTGGGCGCCATTGGATTCAACTAACTTCTCTACAGCCATCAAAGATCTCCACGGTCCTTCGTCGAATCTCTCAGAATCATCCTCTCTAAGTATCACCAAAACGGTTTTCTCAGGTCTTTTGTTGCTATCGTCAACAACCTCAGCTATTGAATAAGTGCCCGTCATCTTTGGCGTAAGGGTATACAAGCAAATATCACAACACTCGCGTTCTTTTAACTCATTCGCTTGACAGTCTTCAGTCCAGTCATCGACCACAGGATTAAAATAATCTAATCCCGATTCCTCCAAATAAATTATCATCTTGTTACGCCAGGCGCTTTCGTTGCATGTGCCACCTAAAAATACTCTCATTCCTTAGCCTCCACAGTCTCAATAACAAATTTAGTATCTAGCTTCTCGCCACCTGATGTAATGTCCTTTCTTTCTGGTACATGACCGCCAATCATCTTATTAATTTCGTTATAAACACCCTTCAGTGCATTGGTATCGATCTTTTTTTCTAGCTTCCCACCATTGATTAAATCTACTAATCCATTAAGTACCCAATCAGCGTCTACCTGGGCTCTCTCCTTTAGCTCTGCCTTGAGTTCTTTGTATGCTTCATCCAAGTTAGGATTCGTTAGGAGTTCGCTTGCGCTTGATTTGGCGGCCTCTGGTGAGCTATCGGGATAAGCATCAATATAAGCATTCGTTTGATTCATTCCCTCATACACTAAATTAAGTAAGAACTGTTGCCATTCCTTCTTAAGGGTATCGAATACTGTTCGGGTTTCAGTCATTCGTATCGATATCCGTCACGGTAAAATTCAGCATCTGTATTAACATGCGGGTCGTTACCATTGCAAAGTGTTATAGTAAACATTCTATCCCATTTATGATTCTTGTAATTGTAACGATAGCGGGGCTTATCAGTCATTACCGTCTCTTAATCGCCTTTCCGGCAGATCTGCTTGCATTTTTTTTAAGAGCTCACCGACAGCCTGATTAGTTCTCTTTTGGCCCTCAGCTAAGCTTTCTAGGTATTTTTTAGTCTTTTTATCAGTCATTTTGGGCCATCTCTTCTAAAAAAGATAAGCATAATTCCTGCTTAAAGCTAATCAAATCTCTTATGTCATCAGCATTAGTCTCACCGAGATTTGTCTTTATCTTTATACTAACTACATCTCTATCTGATCTTATAGTAGCGTAACGAAGGACCATTCTTTGATAATCGAGATCTGTCTCGATATAACGAAATATTTTACCCTCTTCAAGAAAGGGAAAAGGTTTATCCATATCTACTATAACTAATTCCATATTACCGTCTCTTAATCGCCAACAACTTACAAATAAACGATAAGAAAATTTTCTTTAAGACTTGATATTATGTAAAAATTTTGTCTATTATAGATTAATAATTATTATTCCATTGGCAATAAGCCACTGTAGTCCTTGGATAAACTCAGTTTCTGTAATTAGGCCGTCTGCCCACCATTCTGCATTATTTCTTAACCAATCAGGAATCACATCAGTAGAATCAGCAGAAATTTGTGTCTCAGGAATGATGATTATTCCTTGTGCAATGAGATATTGAATTCCGGTAGTAAAGTCAGCATCTGTAATTTGGCCTTGTGACCACCAAT